ATCATAAAGGCTGCACTCATTACATTACCCATTCCAATTGTGCGAATTGGATGTTTTGAATTACGCATTATATCAATCAACGCAAAGGCATCACAAAGGTTGCCACCAGCTGAATTGATATAGAGAGTTAAGAGTTTTTCACGGTCATCAGTATTTTCAAAAATAACCCACTTCACGGCCTCAGCAATCGATTCTTCATCGATATCGCCATTGAGAATGTGGATGTGGTTTTTGAGTAGACCGAGGCCAATTACATCATCTGCACCTAGAGCAGAATCTTCCCGAATTTTAGTTGTCATCTTTGTTTTGCCAATTGTAAGCTGTTTGTATAATAGAGATTATATCATGCTTAGGTCGGTATTTCAATATGTCTGAGGCAAAAGAGATATCGGCAAATAGATACGGAGGGTCTCCTGCCCGTCTAGGTTCATACCGATAAGTAACTTTCTCGCCTGTAATCTTTTGCACAAGGTTAACAATTTCCTGTACCGAGTATCCTTTGCCTGTTCCTAAATTAATAGTCTGCGGTGAATTGTGTTTTGCAAGGTATTCGCCGGCCAATAAATGTGCATCGGCAACATCACTTACATGAACATAGTCTCTGACACAAGTACCATCGGGTGTGTCATAGTCATTTCCATATATTGTGAAATTATTTAGATTTTGGAGAATTCGAGGAATTAGATGTGTCTCAGGTTGATGACATTCACCCATTTCATTCTCTGGATCCGCACCTGCAAGGTTAAAGTAACGGAAAATAATATAGTTCAAACCTGATTGTTTGATTGCCAGTTCCGCACAATACTTACTACCTGCATATGGGTTATTGAAAGGATTTAATTTATCGTTTTCTTTAATTGCATCGGTCTTTGTTTCATACACACCTGCGGTTGAAGAATACACGATATTGTTCACACCCCAATACTTCATAACATCAAGTAATGTATTTGTACCAGATGAATTGTTATGGTAAAATGTTGTAGGAAATTTTACTGATTCACCAACTTCTATTCTACCCGCAAGGTGAAAGACTGTATCAATATTTACTTTATCGAAAAGGTGATTTAGTGATTCTTTATCAGTTACATTACACGGATAAAAAAGGTCAAGGTATTCGTTGTTTGTATGTTCAACATCCAGACCAACAACTTTCCATCCTGCCTGTTTAAGTGTTTTGGCCAAATGCGACCCAAGGTACCCCGAGGCACCAGTTATCAATGCGGTTTTCATACTAATTGTATTCCTGGTCCAATTTGTATCGGTTCGAGTATTTGCGTAGTATATTTCGAGGGATTCTTCCATGGGAAATTCTCACCATATTTCATTTTCTGTATTTTGTTACCTTCTTCGAAAAATTCTTTATTGACAGAATTTTCATTTCCATCCAGACGATAACACATGGTATGATTGTTGGTGCAATCATAGTTTGGAAAGTTTTGTTTTAAGTTGTAAAAAAACTGCCTATCTGCACCCCATTGCCCATACCAAGCATGACCGATACGAGTAGCAATATCACGCTTAACGGCAAATGAAGATGTGTCAATATGATTGACATTGGGATCAAAATACACAGGCCACTTGCCCAAAGATTCGCAATCATCTTCGCAAATGAAGTTTCCATCTTTATCATAAATTTTCCTTAACGAATAAACCCAATCATAACCTTCTTGCAATTTCTTAACTAGTTTCTCCACATGGCATGGATCAAACCAGTTATCTTCATCCAGATATACAATCACATCTGCATTAACAAGAAACGAACAGGAGGCATAGACACGATGACCATACCAACCTTTACCAACATTTTCTTCCAATATCACAAATTTAGTTCTGGATGCACCTTCGCAGGTATCAAAAACTTTTCTTCTATGGTCATACCCATCAATAAAAATATAATGGGTTAAATCTTTATATGTTTGTTTATCAACTGATTCGACACATTTTTGAAGATGCATTGAACCAATCGTTGGCGTTACCACAGCAACTTTCATAATTAATTATAGGCTTCTTGTATCAGTTTAGTTGTGAGAAATTTAATACCTAGGTCTTTCTTAATGCACTTGATTAACAATTCTGCTTCATCAGGATGCAATGCTTCTAAAACCGAGGTAAGAATTTTTGTTTGTTTTTCAGGAGGGATATCAGATACACGCTTTGGATGACCAACAATGAATCGATACATCTTTGGTACTTCAAGGTCAAGGTATGTGATGTTTAGTCCCGCAGGTTCAGGTGCAGGTCTATATGTGGCGGGAATAGGAACATCAAAAAGAATGTTCCGATTAAATGCATATTCCAAGAAATCGACAAGTCTTGGATGACGATATTTTTTTAATACTGCAATGCGGTCTTGTTTAGTTTCCGCATTGGAAAATTCTTCAAAAATTTCCGAAAATAGTTTAGCTTCAATCATTAGAATTCATCAATCACTTCAATAAGGTTTTTGAGACGGTTCGCAATCATGTAATTCATAAATTCTTGTTTCGATTTACCTTTTGCGTTCTCATAGGTATGTAGTATAGATTCTTTTAAGTTTTCTGGTATTTTTGTCAAGTCTATTAGTGTTTCATTCCGTGAGAAATTACGCAACATCAAATCATTACAAAACTCTTTTGGATCTTGATTCATCCAACCGATAATCTTTGCTTCAGTTATCGGTTTCTGCCTAGTCGCAGTAACAAAGCAATCATCAGCACTAAGAATATTAGGAATGCCATCACCTTTGTCTCCTCGAATAATAAGTTGTTTCAGTTGTGCGAGAGGTAGTGGTTCTTTAATAAACTTTTTAAGAATAGGTGAATACTGTTCAACATTAGGATATCTCTGCAATTGTGCAAAGTCTTTATCTGAGGACAAAATCATAATCTTTTGTGTTGCCGAATATTTCTGTACCAGAGTGGCAACAATGTCATCCGCCTCAGAAGTTTCAATCTCAATCACTTTATATGGAGAATGATTCTTCAACTCATCACGGATTTTATTGAGACAATCAAAGATACTACCCCAATCGTGACCAGATGATTCTCGAGCTTTCTTACGACCCGCCTTATAGTGAGGAAAGATTTCACGGCGCCAGTAGTTCTTACTATCGCAAGCAATAATAATTTCGGGACCGTGAGTCTCTTTGAATTTTTTAACATAAGTGCGAATCGTATTTAAAATCATGTGACGAACCAATGTTTCGTCCACGGCAGTTTTAGAACTACCGATTTGTTCCATGAGATTGGAAATTGCTACCTGATTGAAGTCGAATATAATCATAATATAGTTATTGTATCGCAAAATGCGTTAGTAGTGAGGCAAACTTACTCACTTAGGGAATGGCCAGTTTGCTTTGCCGTTTTCATCGGTACTTAATTTTGCGGTAGTAGGTTCGTATTCATCACGCTTCGCAATATTAAATATCAAGTCATAAACGAATTCATGGTCAAGTTCGGTAGAATTATTATCTTCGAAAGGTATAACTTCTACCTCATCTGAATCAACATCATACCATACCCAAATGCAAACTTCTTCTTTAGGTCTGTGAATCAATGCCCATGGCGTCAATTCATGCGGAGGAAAATCTTCAGTTAATGAATCTTTGTGAACAAACACCGCAAATGACATATATGATTTATTACCATTTTCAACATATTCATCATCAGTCTCTAAATCACCATATCCATCAAAAATGATTTTTACACCTTCTGGTGCATAACCAGAATTGTTACCTGGTTGCAAATCATCATCTTCATCCATAGTGCAGAAAAACTCCCGCACCCAAGCTTCAACAACAGGTGTATAATCCCGTTCATCATTCAGAAATATTGTCATAGTCGCCTTTCATGTTTAGTGCTTTGTTCAATGACTTTTGAGCAACTCTCAAGCCATATTCCATTTCATACTTTTGTTGTTTTAAAATATTCAATTCTTTGTAGAGTTTTCGATTCTGTTCATATAAATCAGTAACACTTTTTTGAATCGATTGAACATATGTGGTCACTTTATGTATAGTAACCCACGAACCATCATCAAGTTTAGTATGACCATCACGAATACGGAATTCATCAGTCCATCTTTCATTTAGTTTGTAACTTGGCATTGGTTCAAACAAAAACAACTCTTGTTCTCCCAACTTCTTTAAGAGTGGATTGAATTGATTTTCAATAGAGTCTTTACCATAAAACATTATTCATCCTCCTCATCGGATTCATATTCTTCTTCACGACCATGCATCTCTGCATGAATATCACATAGAGTTTTATGCCAACCATCTGTATATGTTTTACCAGGTGCACCACATTCTTCACAGGTACGATAACTCATACTCTCAGCAAAAGAGATATAATTGTAGTGTTTATCGGTAGCAGCGTGAACATAGAATCTAAGTCCACCAAACTTTTCTTTAATTTGAACGGCAACAGGAACTTTCAATGCTTCCTCATCCATCTTTGCTTTGCGTTCATCAATCAGTTCTTGGGTGATAATTTTACCAACAGGGTCACCATTATCTTTAAATCCATATGTTGGTTGATTAACTTTATCTTTGATATATTCATATTGACCTTTTGCACTACGATATTCACTTGTCAATTTACCGCAAAGAATATCGATGATGTTATACCAACCATCACCACATTCAAACCCAAAACACATTAATGTTTCTTTTGGACTTCCAAAACGATTTTTAAAAATCTGTGGATACTTTTCACATAATTGTTTATCTAGTTCTTCACGCATAATCAATCTCCAACCAATTAGTTTCTTCAGGAAGAATTTCCATCGTCCCGCCGTTTTTCTCAACCTTCTCAATCAAACCAGAAAGGACACTTGAACCATATCCGTTGGCACCATAACAACCTTTACGACACGAATAAATCGAACCACTAGAACCTTCAAAGAAGAAATATTCACGAACCTCTGATACTTTAGTAATTCCGCTATTCAGTTTCCAAGAATCACTACCGAGATAACCGCCATACCAACAAGCAAAAACTTTATGAACAGGTGGATAATCCTTACCTGTGATTTTAACAACCAACCACTTATCGGGATTATAGTCCATTTCTTTTCCTTGCAAATTCAACAGCATCTTCTAAAGTGCCTAATTCATAATCTTTATCGTTCAGTTTTTTCAAAAACTCGGACAACTCTTTCTCATATTCTTCACCATCTTTTGGATCGTAATCTTCAAGGAAAGAAGCAACATATTTCATTGCTTCTTCTGCTTGTTCTTCGGTACAATTATAAATTTCAACAATCTTTTCAACTGTCATTTCTTTACAATCTTCAAAATCAATGTCAAAGGTATGTTGCATGTCATACCACAGAGACAACTTACCATTGACATTGTAAAATGCGTACCAACAAGAATTTGACCATCTTGCATAACTCATTTTAGACATCCATATATTTCAATTGAAAATTTTCTGCTCTTTCTTCGTAATCGATATAACCACGGGGGTTACAAACGATACGAGTAGTGCCAATCATGTAATCAAAATCTTCATGTGTATGTCCATGTGTCCACAATTTGATTTGTGGATGTGCAAGAATAAATTCATTCAAATCACTACTGTAAGCACCATTCATCAAAACCTCATTCTTATAACGAGGGTGTGTAGATGATTTACTTGGTGCATGATGACCTGCAACAACAAACTTTTGGTCAAAC